ATCATGGGGCGACTGTCAAAATATCCTGCAACATCATATTCAATTCTTAAGCCAAACTTAGGGCAAAATTCCATCCATTTATTTCTATAACTTTTCATATCCCTCCTTTAACAATGCCGTTTAAGTAAATCAATATCACTCTCAACTTCGTTTCCCCAAACATCCCAACCTTCTGTCTTTTGACGGGCGAATAATTCAATAGCTGGTTTATCTCCGCAGAACCCTTTAACTACATCCCTAAATAATTGCGGTTTTACACTATGACCTATTGGCTTATGTTCAAAACAAGTCTTATATTTTCCAATCCCTGGCTGTCTTACCCATTTATCTTTTAGCTGTCCATAAAGAATAAACTCTGTTGACCACATAAAACTAAAGGGCGTAAATCCATAAGTCTTATTCCAAGTCAAGGTGCAGTTATAAGAAAATCCCCATGCTTCCATTACCTTAAATGCCTTTGGTAAATACTTATGTGTAGTCCACAAGAACAAAGAACACTCATTATCATCAGCAATACTTCTTACTGGCAGTTTACAAATATCATCAAGGCTCATAATTTTATATGGCATATCAAGTTGTTTGGGGCGAACTCGTCTTGATATAATCTTTATCGGCCAAGGTGGGTCAGCATAGATAATCTTATACTTCTTCATTCTCTCTCCATTCCTTTAACAATGCCGGTTATTCCCACCACCAATGCCAACCATCCGACCATCTCTTAAACCATTCATCAACCTTAATGTCTGAATATTTCATATCCCTCCTTTAACAATGCCGTTAAATTAGTCTTATGTGTTTTACTGTATAATTTATAAAAAAGATTATGTTAAAAAGTGCGTCTATAACAATACAGACGCAAATGATATTAATTAAAATTTCTATTACTAAATCTTTGGTTTTCATATCCCTCCTTTAACAATGCCGTTTAATGACTTAATGGTAATAATATCCCTTGACCGTTTTCAAAAGTAAAATATATAAATCCGAATTTACTAAATGACGTGTCATGCTCGGCGTACAATCTAACGTTCTTTAATTCTGAGAATATCCTGCATAAATATTTTGATTGAACTTTTAACTTATCAGTTAAAATTGTTTCTTGTTGTTTTAAAACCTTTCCCACGCCAGCACATTCTCCGCATTGAAAATTATCAGCGTCAATTTTGCTTCTATTCCCCGTACCATCACAATCAGGACAATCCCTGTCTTGACCACATTCGCAACATTCAACGATGCCTTTCCCATTACATTCACCGCACTTTGTGAGCTTACCCAATCCATGACAAATTGAACACTCTATATACTCATCCCGATAATTTTCAAATCTAAAATCAACGGGAGTATCTTTAACGGCTTTAGTAAAAAATTCATCAATCTTTTGGGTGGCTTCGGGATATTTATTGTCCCTGTATTTTAAGGACAAATCTACGCTTTGAAGTTTGATAGCCATTCGACCATCAGATACATAGACATCTTGGCCTACTGTAAAAGGTAAGTTTAATTTTTCATATTCTCCACAAAATTTAAGGATGTCCATATCCCTCCTTTAACAATGCCGGTTAATCTTTAAATGATTCAGATGGCATAATGCCTAACACAACGTATCCTTCTTGCATACCGAAACAATGGTGAACATAAGTAATTTTAAAATGCGTTGAATATCCTGACTTGTAAGCGTCATAGCCACCTTTACTTTCAATAGGCATAAAATAAATGGTGTCGCCCACTTGATAATCTCTATCATTCTTGCGAACTTCAAATGTCTTTATACCTTCGACAATGTGGATTAAATAATGTTGTTCTATTTTTATATTGTGTTTCATATCCCTCCTTTAACAATGCCGTTAAATTAATCTTATGTGTTTTACTGTATAATTTATAAAAAAGATTATGTTAAAAATGGCATCTATAACAATGCACACGCAAACGATATTAATTAAAATCTCTATTACTAAATCTGTAGTTCTCATATCCCTCCTTTAACAATGCCGGTTAAGTAAACTGTTGATTGGCATTGGACAATCTATATCCAATGTCATAAATCTTCTTAGCTAATGGAACCCAGTAATCAGCACAATACTCAATGTGTCCTATTATTTCTAATTTCCACAAAACCCTTGCAAGAGCATTAATTTCATCATTCACTCCACATATATGGCAAGGTTCTTTTTTAATAGGGGCAGCTGATGAACATATGTCCAAATGAACAATGTCTCCGTTGTTATCTCTAGCAGTATTAATTTGTTTCATGTCTCTAAAATTATCAGGCACAGTTACTTCTAATTCGGAATAATAACTATTCTTACATATCGGGCATAACATTAATGCTTTAGCTGAGAATTTAACTTCGTTCATACCCCTCCTTTAACAATGCCTTTTAATCCTTACCAAATAATTCATTACGCAACCAAGCAACTTCATGTTTATGCCCTAAATGTGAATGGCAATAGTCAAAATGATTTTTAAGTGTATTCTTCTGTTCAGCCATAGCCTCTTGTCTGATTTTCTCAATCCTTGTTTCAACGTATTCTCTTATTTCATCATTATGAACATCACAAATTTTTTGTGCCTGTTCTTTCGTAAGCAGAGAAGCTGAACCAATAACTATTCTATTATCAGCGTGAAGACCATATGAATCAGGCTCATTTTTACAGGTAATAATCCCATTATGACCATCATCTAGAACGTCCGAAACTCTCCAAATATATTGATTCATAACGCTCTCCGTTCCTTTAATGTTGTGGGTGATGGGATTAAACTTTATCAAGTAATAAGAATTTAGACGTTTCAGATTCAAATTTTTCTGATAAGGTTTGAACCTGTCCTTTTGAATTTATCCCAACTTGGACATAAGGTAAAAATACTTCATGGACTTTGACCATCTCTGTTTCTACGAGAGCCATTTGAGCCTCAACCCAACGCAATATTTGGCGCCACGCAATACGCTTGCTTTGATCTTTGCACGCCTCAGCTTCATCGTTTCCAAGCATACGCTTACGAGGTCTGTCCATAATAGATTTATAGACGGCCTCCCAGCGGCATGGGAGTCTAAAAGGAATAGATTTATCAAGGAACATTACTTTAAAACATACAGCGGTTACTTCTTTGTCCTTATATTCGGTCATTACAGCGCAAGCTCCATACTCACCTAAAATACGCTGAATTTGTGCCACTGTTTGTCCGACAGGAATTTTTGTTGTTTCCATAAATAATGTTTTCATTTCTCTCCGTTCCTTTAACAATGCCGGTTAAGCACTAAACTCTGGCTCATCTTCTATTAATTCTAACATTCCTCTACCATCGCATAAATCACACCGTCTTTGCTCTTGTTCTGTGTCTGAAACTTGTTGGGCATACCATCCCTGCCCTTTACATACTTGACATTCCAGCTCTGGTTTCTGTGCTTTGGCGGGGCTATACAGTTCCTCAATATTCATATCGCAAGCGATATAGTCAATATCCCCGTCACACAATTTCTGAATCAATTTCTCTACCTTAGTTACTCTATGCTGTTCATTCATCTAAACTGTCCTTTCCGGCTCCGGCGAGCTTGAGGGTTTCGTCATACCTATTAGCTAATTGATGACTTGTAATAATATCCACTTGTTTAGCATCTTTTCTTCTTGGTATAAATGAAGCATCTGGCATTTGGCGAATAGTATCAATAGCATCTCTTAATGCTTTAACCAACGGATCCACGATTCTCGCCCTGTCCTTGAGGATGAAGTCGGCTATTCTTTCTTTAACAGAAATTGTAAAGCAATCACATATAGAATCTGAAATTTCAAGAACTTTACTACAATTTATATGATGTGGTAACCATTCTAATTCATCTATCAACTTCTCACGCTCCGTCATAACATCTCCTTTCCTTCACAACGAAATCTTCTGGCATTGGCAGGACTCTCGCCTACTTCGGGTTTTAAGGTTATCCTTAAACGCCACAATGCCAGATGTTAGGTACAAGCTACTTGACTTCACGCTCACTGGTGGAGGTACTTTTAACATCAAAATAATTCCTTAGACTTTTGTACAGACTATCTCCAATACATAGCACGATTGCTAAAGCTATCCACCATCCAGAACAGTGTCGCCATATAACTAAATAGACCGCCCCTCCCAAACAAAACAAGTCTCTAATCAAATCAACTATAAGCCATATTATTAAAACCAATTCTTTCATTTATTCCCCCTCCGAAATTAGTTGGCACAAACTACTTGACTTCCTTCTTCCCCTCTGTCGGGGAGATGGGGTTACTCTTCAATTCCTTTTATGCAACTTAGCATGACAGCGACATCACCCCTCGAAATATAATCATTTTTTCCATCATTTCTTGCGTTTATTTCTTTAAAAATAGCTTTTAAATCTGTCATTGTAATTGGACATTCTTTCTTAAATTCTTGTATTGCTACTTCGGCACACATAATATAAACCATTGAATAGGTGGGGTTTTGTTTTGTTGTTTCCATATAACGACCAACCCGTTTTCCCATTTCTATTTCTAATTCATGTTTCCCTAACATATCCCTCCTTTAAGCACCTTCATTTTCCTCCGGCAAGCCTTCGTTAAATAATTTGCGATATAAAGTCCGCAGTATCACAGTAGTTACCTCACCGTACCCCACTATCTCCTTGCGGAAAATTGCTTTTAATCGCTCTTGATCTCGCTCGACTTCGGAGAGCTTAGACTTATCGCAAACTTCGCCAACCGCATGACCAGATTGGCAGTTATTACAAAACCACGTCTGTATCATCCCAAACTCCTTGTTGTGTTGCGTAATAAAGGCCTTCGTCGGCTTTGGTATCTGTAGGTGTCATCTTTCCCCCATTTTGTACTCCGCCTCGTCAATTTCGTCATCTCGGCGGGATTCTTCTTCGAGTTCGTCATCGTAGTTGTCAACTAAGTGGTTTCCTGACCTCGGGAGATTTGGTATCATTGTGTTCCCTTTCTTCGGCTAAGAAATAGTGAGTTATATATTCCGACATCTCATCTCTATCTTGGCAGAATACGGTTTCAACATTGTGTCTAAGTCTAATAGTGAATAATTGGTACACAATCGAGATTGGAGTTCGTTGAGAGTGAGAACACCCCCTAAGTATGCGTCGCAGGCTTCCCTCAACGATAATAATAATTGATATTCGTAATTCATGCGACAATTCAATTTCTCTCTTAAATCTCGGATATCCTGAACTAAGGGTGGAGAAAAGGTCATTTATACTCTTCCTTTCAAAAACCACCTGAGACGTGCTTCCGTCGGAAAACTTCGCGCGATAGTCCCCGCACGGCAAGCACTCTCGGATGGTTGGTACTTCAAACTCTAAAGGTCGCTGTTCACGACTATCGGTTATAATTATCATTTTCTCTTTAGAGATTGATGATGTCAGTTATCTTCCCAAAGAACAGAATTTCTTCTGACTTTCTTATAAGCTATTTGATTATATTTTTTGTTATATTCAGGGCTTTTATATTTCATTTGGCTTCTTCCTCCTCCCACGCCGTCGCCTGCCCAGTAGCGTCCTTCTCCGGCTGTATAAACTCCGTGACCTTCGCTTTGGTCTGCATAACCTCGACCCCTTCGCGGTTCGTCCAGGGTTCGGTGACGTGTTCTATCATGGCGATCACGGATTTGCCGATAATATCCTTCGTTTCAAAGGAATATACACCGTCTTCGGAAGCTGGAACCTCGCAGGCCGCCAAGAGGGACTTTAACATCCAACGCTTCTTTGGCGTAGCCACTAACCAAACCTGCATGGATTTGTGGGTCTTGGTGTCCTCAATAGTAACCGTATACATCTCGTTACCATTTTTGCTCGTTCCAAAAATCATTTCGGTAATACGGACTAACCTTGCACCTTCTTGAAGGATTGAAGGCGGGCGACGTTCTTCGGACATATTGTACTCGGGCATTTTAGTTCTCCTTTTTTAGTGAAAACTTCTTATGACAATACGGACATTCGATTTTACTTAATTCCTCTTCTAATTTTAATCGTTCCTCTTTTTCTTTGGCAAGTTTTATCTCAGCCTTTTTCTGTTCTTCTTTACGTTTAACTTCGGCTTCTTTCCTGATACGGTCTTGTTCTACTTTCGCTTTGGCTTCGGCTTCTTTGCGTTTTTGTTCATTTTCTTCCCTGATTTTTCTTGCTTTTGCTTCAGCTTCAGCGGCAATTCGATTTCTTTCAGTATTAAGTTTAGCCTCGGCCTCTTGTTTTAGCCTGTCTTGTTCGGCTTTTGCTTTGCGTTCGGCTTCTGCTTTCTCTGCCTCAACCTTTCGGCGTTCCGCTTGCAGGGCTTTTTCTTTAGCCTCGGCCTCTTGCTTTAAACGCTCATTTTCAAGTCGTATGCGTTCCCGTTCATCAGCTTCGGCCTTTTCTTTTGCAATACGTTCTTCTTCCATCTTTTTTTCTACTTCAATACGGATTCTTGCTTCTTCTTCGGCTTTTTTAAATTCAATGAATTTTTCTTGTTTTTCTAAATACTCTTCAATAGGAACAATTAAAGCCTTTAAGACATTGGCAATGCCATCAATGGCCTTGCCTTCCCTTAATGCCTGTTCTTTCAATTCCTTGCGGGCTTTTTCAATATCAATACGTTTTTCCCGAAGAAATAAACGGGCGGTCTTTGCCATCTGCATTTCAGTTATCTGACTGGCATTAGTAACTGATAATGTTTTGGCTTTCCGTTCCCACTCCGCCGCTATTTCAAAATAATTGCTAAACTTATCTAAAATAAATTTAGCTTTTGTTGAATCAAGCCCTGACTCCTGAACAATAACTGCTAATGATTTTTTCTCTACTAATTCAGTTTCCATAATTCTCCTTATAGTAAGATGTTTTTACTTCCTCTTTTCTGATAATTGTAAATTCTTAACGCTGGCAGGAACACTTCGTTGAAACAGTCAAAGATTTCGTCATGTCCCATTTCGTACACGTTATAAGCCACCTTGTCCTTAGCGATGGACACGATGATCGCTCGGTCAATACAGTTTTGTTTTACTTCGTTATACAGGAAGGTGTAGGCGGCCACCTGGACTTTGTAGCTGTCGTATATGTCCGGCGCGTCCTTCTCACCAGCCTTTCCCGACTTCCAGTCAATACAAATGTCTGGAAGGACAAGGTTTTTATCGGTCTTGCCGATGGCATCAATGGTTCCGTTGTACCCGTGTTTCTCGCTTGTTAAGGCCATTTCTGACCACTCAATAAAGATGTCGGGTCTTTCCTTGCGGAACTTAATGAAGCTATGAAGCGCACAAGTAACCTCTTCCGGGTACTCCGTTTCCACCGTGGCCTGGCCGGTAAGGATGTAGTTCTCCAAGCTCTTGTGTATATCCGTCCCTATCGTCCGACCCTTCCCGGACTCCCTTCGGACAAATTCTGGTGTGTTTTTTATGAACCACTGATTTAGAGCAGGGTTGTTTAAAATTCCGATTATCTGCGTAACACTGGGGTACAAATTGTCATACGAGCGATGTTCTCTTTTTTTCAAAGTATTCTCTCCATTTCTTTCTTATTATCTTTCTTGTCAACCTCTTTATCCACATCAATAACCACAGAGGTTTTGGCGGGGATAATCTCAGGTTCCGTGTCCTGCATCTCTTCGTAGGAATGATAGCCCATGATTGCGTCTGGACAATACCAGCGCGCACCGTTGGCTAGGGCGCGGGCAAAGTACATATTACGTGGATATGCCTTGTACGTTTCGCTGTTAATCTTGCCAGACTTGGCGGCCTCGGCCTTACCAAATGAGCTTGTACCTAACTTCTTTGGCGTTTCCTTATCGGAAACCTCAACGAAGTCAATCGTACACCCTTCATCATCCAGCTTAACCACGGTATAATCATACCGCTTTGACTTGCGAATCATACCGGACATGACGTTTGTTTGTAAGGCAAGCCGGTCATTGACTATGTAAATCCCTGAAAGGCTTTGGAAGGGTGTTAATCCCAATTCCCGTCCGGCCATGACCTTGACCATAGCTTGAGCCACGGATTTAATATCTTTGAAGAATCCTGACTTTACGAATACCTCACACATTGGAGTTAATTCTTTGAAGACATCTGGTATTGCTAATTCATTTTCTGCCATAATAAATCTCCTTTACGTTTTTTTGCCAGTCAATCCTCGCCTGGCACTCTCCGAAGCCACAATAGACGTAGCGTCTTGACATAAACCGGATAAAATCCTCAACTCCCTTACCCCCATGTCGTGCAAAACGCTTTTCGTTATTCCTAATGCTTTCAAGACATTTAATTCTGCACTCATCCTTAGTCTCACAAGAAACAGACTTGATACCGTAGGGATAATTCGTTCTATCCCCGCCCTCTGAGTAGAAAATTGCTGTTGCGAGCCTTTCTTCATTCAAAACCTCCCCTTGTTGACTACATCCCATCAGGACTAACAGGCTTAACAGGCCACCTATTAGCCCTCGCTTTTTTAAGATTCTCATTGATCGCCCTCAATTTCTTTTCGGACTTGGATTGTCCGGCTTTACGGCAGTTGCTTAACATCCATTCTTTTGTATATTTTTTCATATCTATTTAACCTCCTTTGATACAAGTATACTATCATTCTTTGGAATGTCAACACAATCTTTGATAGAGATAATTTTTCCTGTTGGTACGAAAACGCTAATCTTATTCATTTCCTCGTCGGTAAAACCGTTGTGTAACTGCCATTCACGTTTTGTCATAGTTCTTATGGTAACACTCTGCACACATCATAAAGATATGCGATTCATCACAGGTAATTTCGTTAGACACCCCAACCATGCTATATTTAAAAACATCCTTACGGCAAATCGGACATTTTACAAAACAGCTTGGTGCGTTTTTCGCCCATTGTTCTCGTTCTTGTTCTGTCATAATATTTTAAACCCCGTTGACTATTGAAAGCCCGCCCGCACGTTTTGACAGAAGGCACACGGGGATTAGTTCAAATTAAAATTATCATTCTGTGAACTTATAAAACCTTTTAAAGTTTCAAATGCTCCATATAATTCAACAATCGTTATTTTAGAAGGATAATAATCTTCTATTAAACTACACGTTTTCTTTAAAAATTCTTCTAAGTCTTTATGATTTCCTCGCTCCATGCAACCTCCTCTTGTTTTGCATATCTTCCTTGATGTTTAACTTCTTCATTTCTTGTATATATTCTTGTTCCGTCTGCTAACTGTTTTTTATGCCATTTAAACTTTTTAAGAATTTTACCAATTCTTGTCAATTCGTATTGTCCCCGTTGAGAAACCGGAACTCCAATATCAGATAATACTTGCATTGTAGTTACTTCTGGCTTTCCTGTAATAATCCTTAAAACATCCATTTCCCACGGGTCTATAATTTCTCTTTGTTTTTGCTCTTCCTCAGCAATTTTAAAGGCTTTGTCTTGGAGGTAAAATGGATAGTCTCCTGTAAGAATTCCATCATCTTTTTGTTTTTTTAAATTAAAATATATGGCTTTCGCTTCTGCAAATAATTGATCTCGGTCTAATATAAATCTTGGAATATTTATATCCCTACATAAAACAGGCCAAAAACGAAGATTACCGGTATCGTCTCTAAAATATGTGTTGTCTCCTGAAGGATTCATTGTTCCTATAAAGACAACTTGTCTTGAAAAGTCTTTGCTTCTGCGACCATAAGAAAGCCTGCAACGATCAACCTGACGACTCAAGAATGATTTTAACCAATCAATATCTTTTTTATTAAAACCAGCTAACTCCCCCATTTCTACAATCCAACATCCGCGCAATTCGTCTATAATTTCCTTGTCGCTGTCCTTTAGGGCCATGTCTAAATACCATTTTCCTCCAATGGCTTTTACTAATGTGCTTTTACCCGTTCTCTGTGGCCCTTCCAGTATGAGTAAATAATCAAATTTAACGCCGGGTTCGTAAATCCTTGCAACTGCCGCAGTCAACACTATCTTACCTGCCTGTCCAGTATATTCGTTTTGATTTGCTCCCGCGTAAGTATATAGCCATGTCCCTAATCGTGGTGTTCCGTCCCATTTAAGAGTATCTAAGTAATCTCTGACAGGTCTTATAATCTTTCTGTGGGCAATTTCTGTAATAGCATCGCCTAATTGACCCTTATTAACATTTTTATTTAGTTTCTGTGTTAGATAATATAAGAGAAAGGACTCATGTTCATCTTCAAGGTAAGTATCTTTCCTGCATTTATTCCAGTCTTTAAGAAATTGGATATTTTGGTAAGTTTCATTAAAGGCAATTAAATTTATTAAATCTTCTGTGCCTTCAAATTGTTTTACAATCTGCACTAAAATTGGTTCTTGTTTTGCGGAAGTTTTTTGTACCGTGTCTGCCATAGTAACCTAAAATAAAAAAGTGCCGCCCCGTGTTACAAACAACGCGTAACGCTCTGCTAAGAGTTGGGGCGGGCACAAAAAAAGCCCGACAAGGATAATTCCCGTCGGGCAATATTACATTCTTTAATCGTTGTTCTTTTAACTCTTAGCATATTGACATATTATACCTTGGTACTATTGTTGTCAATATTTATTTGTGATATTTTAACAGGTTGTACTGCAATTAAACCCGCCCCCATAAGTCGGCGTGCAGCTTGTATCACAAGTATCATGTCCATAGGTCGGAACCCTGGCCGCGTGAGCTAACCCTGGCACTATCAAAACGTAAAAAGCTGTGCATAAGATTGCCAGCAGGACAAACCAATACCAAAAAGCCATTATCCCCTCAAAACATTTTTCTTCTTTCTCTGTCATTTCATTTCTGTTATACGGCATTTCGCTTGTCATGGTATTCTCCTTTTTTTGGTTTATAATTGTTTAGCTAACTCTTGTTTACAGTTGTACCGGTTCTTTTATTCGCCTGATTAACTCATAGTAAATAGCGAGTAAGCGCTTCTTGGGATAGCGTTCCAGGCCGGCCGCGGTCTGTCCCGCGTTCCAGTATCTTTGTTGTATCCAGATAATCAATTCCCTCTTGTTTGGTGGTACATAGTATTCACCCATAGCATTTGACCTTTCTTTTAAAATAATCGATTGTAGGCCTATTGTAGCCCTTAAAAAAGCCTTTACGGTCGGCTTTCCCCTATTCTATATGTATATCTATCCTTTCAATATATTCAAAATGTTAATAATGCGGGATTTTTCCATTTCTTCTTCAGGGCTTAGGTAGTCAAAGTCGCCGTTTTCTAAGCCATATTCTATAAAACCTTGTAAAGCCAACGCCTCATCTGTTGTTAGGTGTAAAACTATATTTCATACCTGCCCCGCTTTCCCAGATGATGATTATTTAATAGCCCTTGTGCCTTTACCTACTCCATAACAAAAAATATTGTCCACGATTGCGTCCAAACACCCTTGAAAATCGCTTGTAGTCATATTGTCTTTGTCTGCAATTAAGTCTAATATCTTTGAAGTGTACTTCTCAATTTCTATTACTGTTTGCTTGTCCATATTAACCCTCCATCTCATTTTTTAACTGTTGAACCGACGCTCTGCCGTTCATAAAACTTATTTTATTATATTGTTCCTCTGTTTTTATTTCCCCTAAGTATATTGATTTCTCATTACCAAGAAGGTTTTTAGGTTCTTCTCCGTAGAATAGTGAGTAAGTGTCCCCTTGCCTATCTTGTCTTAGTCTTGCGTATACTGTGAATGGTAATTTCATTTTCCGCCCCCTTGTTTTGTCCTCATCATTGAGAACGCCCTAAGCTACCATGACAAACAATCTTTGTCAACCCCCCCAAACAAAATCACAAACACCTCAGCGACGATAAAACCCCCAAAAACTATTTCGCACCGACGATAAAACTCAATTCCTTCTCGCTGTTGACCCTCAAAATAGTTTTGCCGGATAACAAAAAACCTCACAAACAGCAAAACCAAAACCACAAAAACAGTAATACCAAATCACCGTCGAGGTCCCCGTCGAGGACTTAAAAAACCTCATTTTATCCGCTCCCGGCTGATCTTAACACCCAAAATAACACCCTAAATAACACCTCAATTTTTTCCTTCTATGTATATATATAATATCAATATTGAAAAACTCTTTTCATAACACCCTATAACACCCTCGTTTTTTTGAGTGTTGTTAATTATATCTACTTGATATTATTAGTGTTAAGTATAGAATCACACCCATAACACCCAAAAATGAGTTTCAACCTTTGTAATTTTATTTATGTGTGGCATATATAATAATAAAAATGAAATGAAATAGAATATTATATTTCAGTGGTTATAAATACATAAGTCCTTTGTTCTGAAGGTTTATTTTAACAACACCCAAATAATTCGAGGTGTTAACGACGGTTTCTTATATGATATTCTCTATCTATATATAGTAGAACTCTTGACGAATCCTCATATAATCGGCCATAACTGCATAGTCTCTAAATCCCTGTGTGGGTACTTGACAATATGTACATTATAGGAAGTTGTTGAAGATCGCTACTTCATAAACACAACATCATCTATACAACCGAGATAAGCATTCTTTTTGCTACCCGTAGGAGGCAAAGTGGGGGGGTCTCGCTCGATATATATGTATCTTCATATGTTATAAAAGGGACTCCTAACTTTTTACGATTTCATTTGACAAAGGATTGTTTAGTAGTAACATTTTTCTATGGGTCGTTATAAGCCAAAAAGGATTGTTAGTTCCGCAGTAAAAGAAGTTTCTGTTTTACCTACCCTAAAGACTGCTTTGATACCGGATAATGTATTTCACCCGGAAGTTGCTATCGCTAAAAACAATACGACTTTGAAGGATGAGGAGGCGGAGCGGGCGGAGATAAGGAAGAAGGCGGGGCTGACGTATGAACAGCTTTGTGAGACGGTGGCGAAGGGGTTGATGGCAATGGTGTGCAATGCGGAGACTGGGGATCCGATATGTCCGGCGAATAGTGAGCGGGCGAAGTTTGTGGCGGTGGCGGTTGATATGTTGGGGGCGAGGAGGGCGGAGGTAGGAGCACAGAAGTGTCCGCAGATAAACATTCATTTACCGCCGGGGTTTTCGTTTAAATGATAAAAAAGGATTGTTTAATTTGTGGGAAAGTAATTCTTGAATATCCATCGAGGGTTAAGGATGGTAGAGGGAAATATTGTTCAAAGGTCTGTATGAATAAGGGGAAAGCTGACCCCGTTATAAGTAAAGACTGCAGGGAGAAATTAAGCAAGTATTGGACGGGTCGGTTAAATATAAAGGCACGAAAACGGGTTATCGTTAATTGTTTTTTCTGTAACAAAGAAAAAGAGATTCAGGTTAATCAGTTTATACGGGCAAGTGAGCAGAGGAATAATAGAATTTTTTGTAATAGGGACTGTCGTGCAGAGTATCTTAAAACATTACGAAGAGAGAAAACTCCTGCGTGGCAGGGGGGTAGATTAGATTTATACCAAATGGTTCGTCGTCTTCCAGAGATGTTTAAATGGAGGGACGAGATTTTTAAAAGGGATAATTACGCCTGTGTCAACTGTGGCGATTCAGTAGGCGGAAATTTAGAAGCACACCACAAACAATCCTTCTCGATTCTGTTTCATAATTTCATCAATACATTCAATCAGTTCTCTCCAATAGAGGATAAAGAGGTTCTTCTTAGGATTGCAATTATATATCATCCATTCTTTGATTTAGATAACGGAGAAACGCTTTGTATTGATTGTCATAAACATACGGATAATTATGGACGAAAAAAAAGTAATAAGCATTACTCTGATACCACAGCAAGCTGAATTTGTTACCTCTACCAAAAGATTCCCTCACATGATTGCCGGCATCGGTACAGGCAAAACTTATTGCCTATTACTGAAATGCGTCCAGTTCGCGCAGGCTTATCCGGGGGCTGTCTGCATGATAGTCCGCAAGACCTTTACTGACCTGCATGACTCGACGCTGGCCGACTTCACTAAATACTTTGGGTTGACAGTAGACACTCATAAGGAAGTGCGGTTTGAGAATGGGTCGAGAATTATGTTCCGGCACGGTTCGGAAATCGAGGTTCTTAAAAACATTAACTTGGACTGGTGCGGAATTGAACAGGCGGAAGAGTTTGAGAACGATATGCAGTTTAACTTCCTTCGTGACCGTATGCGCGGGAAGGCAGGACCATACCAACAGATTGCCTTAATCAGCAACGCTAATGGCCGGAACTGGTGCTGGCGGATGTGGATAAACAATCCTTCGTCCGATGATTTCCACGTTATTACCGCAACGACTTTCGATAATGCTATTAACCTACCGCAGAAATTTATTGATGACCAGAAGGCTCGCGAGAAGGATTCCCCCCGCCACTTCGCGCGAATGGTGATGAATAGTTTTGATGAGGAGTTGAGTGATGATAATGTGTTTCACAGTAGGGACTTGATACGATCTTCACAGTTGGGGTATGTGCTTCCTAAGTTCTGTCAGTATGCGGCGGGGCTTGATGTGGGGCGGTATGGTGCGGATAGTACCTGCCTTACCATACTTGCTTTGGTTGGGATTCGGAAGTGGAAGATGGTGTTTCAGGAGGAGAAGTTTGGGGCTGGTGCGCCGGAGGTGGTCGGGTGGGTTAAGGATATGTGGAAGCAATTTCCTTTCGATACAATCGGGGTTGATGATATAGGGGTGGGTGGCGGTGTCTGCGATTACCTGGGGGACTCAAACAGTTTTACGACCTATGGATTTATCGCAAATGAAAAACCTAATGGGGAAAGTCCTTACCCTAATAAGAAGGCAGAAGGGATTTTTAAACTTGAAGAGTATATTTCTAAAGACTGGCTTGAGATATTACCCGACGTAAAATTGCAAGAGGAGTTTATGACCGTGCGTTTTTATTACAGAGGGGAGTCAAAGAAGTATATTGTGAGTAAGGAAGAGATGCGGAGTAAGGGAATAAAATCTCCGAATAAAGTTGACTCAACTGTACTTGCGTTGTATTATGCGGACGAAGATAGGGTTTTTGAAGTTGACGATATTATAGTTCCAGGTGTAACGCCGAGTAAAAAGAAGTTTCAATCCTACGCTATAACAGACATGGGGGTTTAATTATGGGCGATAATGGAAAACTACAAACAGCTCAACACATTGACCCCCTTAACCCACCAAAAGATTTTGTCATACTTTCCATAATACAATATAAGGACGCAAAAGGAAATATCATTCAGGACGTGCAGAGCCATCTGATGAAGGACTTACGCAACGAGGCGTTCATTATGGCAATGATGGATTCCGCGAAGGCACAGTTGGCGAATTGGTTTAAGGAACAGAAGGCGATTAACAGGTTTGGTGATAGGATTATAAAGAAATGAAGTTGGACAGACCGACTATCGGGGAGTTGATTGATTACTTATCTACCATACGAAAGAAAATGACGTATGTGATTACGGAGGATAAGAAGAAGGGTGTGATTAGGGTTACGGCGACATTGGGGAATTATCACGTTCATGGAATAGGCAATATAAACACTACCATCGCCTCTATGATTGGGACGATGAAAAAGAAGTATAAGAATCCACGGAAGTATGATTTTTAAAGAAGAAAAATTATCTGACGCACTTGAGGAAATGAAGCCGCTCTTTGAAATTCATAGACAAGAGATTGCATTTTATAAAGATATTTTATTAGATGTTGACTATGAAGCGTACTTGAAGGTAGAGAAGGCGGGTCTTACGAGAGTGTATACGGCTCGGGATGACAGCAACAAACTTATTGGCTACGCCGTGTTCTTTGTTAAAGGTAATCTTCATTATAAACAATCTTTAGTAGCGACGGAAGATATTATTTATGTTGCTCAAGAATATCGAAGAGGCACGATAGGGACAAGGCTTATTAAATTTTGTGATGATGAGTTGAGAAAATTAGGAGTTCAAGTTGTTAGTCATCATGTTAAGTTTGACCACGATTGGAGTAAAATATTGTTGCGGATGGGGTATGACCGTCAAGAAATGAACCTAACAAAAAGGCTCGACAGATGAAACGCAAAGTAAATTGGAAATTTTTTCTTAATAACAAAGGATTTTTTTCTGCTATTGCCGCAGTAGTTTCTGATATTGTTGGAGCGGTGGGTGCAGGTCTTGGTGCAGTAGGAGCCGCCGCTGGCGTTACTGGTGCGGGGGTTACAGCAGGAATGTCTATTGCCGCAGGTACAGCTATTGTAGGAGGAGTTGCAGGATTAGCAGAAGGGATTGTATCAATGACAAGCTCTTCTCAATCAGGACAACCCGCCCAAGCAACCGCTCCAAGCTCTACAACCGCCCAACAAACCGCCACGGAAGCACAGACAGCGCAGAGGCGGTCAGTCCTTGCCGCAGGTGGTGGGACAAACGTAACGGGTGGTTCGGGGATTATATTAGGAAGCGATATAAGTTCAGTCTCATTAGTGGGGAGTTCATGAAATCTCATATTTCTGGTAAATCTCACGCGAAGGCGCAGTTCAGGGTTTCCACTAAAAACAAAACAACCGGCGTTCACGCGGCGCACGGGCCAGCCGTACCGCCTGAATATGCACATAATTTAACGGTAGCGAATAGAGCTTCATCCAGAGCGATGAGAGTCGCACAGAGAGGCCGTTGATATGGTAAATCAAGAATTTGTAAAGAAGGCTATAGGGAATTTTAAATGGCATAAGGGAAAACGGGGAACGTGGGAGTCCTACTGGCAAGATGTTTTTAATTTTGCATTACCTCGTAAGGCATGGATTTCTACGATAAAAAAAGAAGCACAGGAATTAAATCTTAATTTCCTATATGACTCACGTGCGACTCTCGCCGTAATGAAATCATCCGCAGGTTTCCATTCTAACCTTACAAACCCATCAACCCGTTGGTGGCAATCAGGATTGATTGAAGATAAGTATATGCAAACAGGACGAGCGCAAAAATATTTTAGAGAATGTGATGATATTCAGTATGATGTAATGAATGGTTCTAACTTCAATCGTAGCATGATGGAGTTCTACCCTAATCTTCTTGTCGGCGGAGTTTCCACGATACTCACAGAATCAAGTGCCAAGAAGAAGGTTCGCTACACACCAATACCTATTGAGTCCGCCGTTCTCGTCGAGGACGACGAAGGTTATGTCAACGAGACCTACAGACCTTTTCGTTTTACCGCCGTTCAATGTATGGAGAGGTGGGGCAATAGATTGCCCGATTCCATTAAGACCGCTTTAAAGGACGGGGATTATTACAAAGAATTTGATTTACTCCATTACGTTGCCCCTCGGTATATGCGTAACGTGGCAATGATGGATAATTCCAATATGGAATATTTTTCCGTTTGGATTGGCATTGATGATGAGTTTTTATTTGAAGAGAGCGGATTCGTTGAAGACCCCTATGCTACTGCCCGTTGGTGGAAAGACACCATGGATGGGAGTCCTTATGCTTATAGTCCGACCATGAATGTTCTTGGTTCGATTAAGCTGGCCAATGCCCAAAAGAGGACTCTTATTCGTGTCTCTATGAAACAATCCGACCCTGCGTATGCTTCACCATATAAATTTTGGATTGCCCCGCTAAACCTCAACCCTTCCGCTATGAATTATTATGACGCGAGCAAGTTTAAACTTGAGCAATTCGCACAGATGGAAAATAAAGGGAACATTCCTATCACCGCCGATGTTATGAAGCTCGAACAAGACCTTATAGACGCGGGGCTTTTTGTCAATCTCTTTGAGAACCTTATGAACGTCACGAAGCAGATGACGATACCAGAGGTTCAACAAAGACTTGCAGAAGCCCTCAACCTTATTTCTCCGTATATCGGTCACGTTCTCGATGAGGGGATTACTCCGATTCTTTTTAGGACGAGAGCGATTCTTGAGAGACAGTTGATGTTTCCTCCGGCTCCGAAAGAACTTCGCAATTTGGATATGAGTATTGTGTATCTCTCGCCATTAGCTAAGGCCCAAAGGTCGGCAGAAATGAACGGCCTCAATGCTTGGACGACATACATCACCGGCCTTATCGAAGGTGGATTCTCCGACGCTAAATATATTCTTAACATTGACAAGATTGGCAGAAGCTCTGCTGACCTTTTTGGGGTTAATCCTGATAACGTCGCCGAGCAAGCGGATATGGATAAGAGACGACAGGCTGATCAGCAGATGCAACAGCAGATGATGCAACTTAAAATTGCCGAGGAGAAATCTAAGATTGGCAAGAATCTGGCCGGAGCGCACAAAGACGTTAGTGAAGGCCAAGCGGCAATGAAACAATAGTTATGTCTCATAAAAACAAAACTCCAAATGAAATGCTTTTTTCCGACGCTTCGCCGGACAAGGTAATGCCCATAGCACTTCTTTGGAGGGCGATATGGCGTTGGACTTTCGATGAGTTCAAATGCCCTCTTGGATTCCGCAAGGATATAGAATCAGAAATCCTCAAATGGAATAAAATTATAACCTTCCAAAAAAGACTTCGTAAAGATAAGTATGGGCCTACCGAGAGCGACGTCAATCCCACTGGACAAAAAGGAAACGTAATAGATGAATTGGAGTATCAAGTTGGCATGATGTGTAAGACCCTTGTCGATAACGAAGAAGGGCTTTGGGATTATCATAAGGACACGCTTCGTATTCACAATATTGATTATCGGAAATCTATTCACTGTAAGTTTTGGTTTCCAGAGATACCGACGGACTATGCGAAGGGACAAGCGAATTTAGAACAAGCCAAGAAGGAGAACCCTGACGATTATGTCTCACATAATTAAACAAACTAAAGGATTCCTAAGAACACTTGATCGAGAGGGTAAGGACGTTAAAAAACCCATTCCACTTTATCGCCACACGATAATTCCTAAAAATAAATATTCTAAGATGTATCAAGAGGCGAATAAATTGGCGGACTCAAAGGGGGATTATATATGATTATTACGCTTGGCGAGTCTGACGCTTTTCTTCATACAGACGGACAAGCCCACATGATTATTATTCATGTAACTCTTGATAGTGGAAAGAAGGTTCAATTTCCTTATGAAGCTAATAGGAAGATTTCAGACCTTTATGATTCTGTAAAGAATGTTACTGATGAAAAGATTGTAGTACCATTAGCTACGGTTCCCCTTGTTTCCGTAGCGACTCCGGCGGCGGAGGTCTCCCTTTCTTCCTCCGTCGCCGTTCCCTCTGTTGAGGATAATCAAATAGGACGAGAGGATTTAGTCCGGTGCATTAAGGTTGAACCACGGGCGAAGGACGCTCCTATTGATATTGTGGTAGGGAATATTTACCGTGTGCTTAAAGTTCACGGCCCACGATTGACTATTGACGGTAAGGTCAAACAGATTATTGACGGCTTTGATATTATTGATGATAAGTCTGAAACCCCTCGAAGGATATTCGCCGCTCCGAGTGAGATGGAGTTCTATCAGAAGCGGAAGCCCGCTCCGGCGAAAGTCATTGGGAAATTTGAAAGTACATTCCTTTGTCCTCATTGTTTTATGCTTATGGTGGCCGTTAAGGAAGATGACGGGAAGTATCACGGGAAGTGTATGAGTTGTTTGAAGGAATCAACGCATGAATTAAAACCAAAGGTGAAAGATGAATCAAGTCCTAAAGATGAATCGGGGAGAGTTGGAACTGCTGTACCAGCGAGTGTTTGAAACCTCTGATGCTAAATTGGTATTGGAAGATTTAAAAAGGAGATTCTTTTTCTATTCCCCCGTGAAAGACTTAACCGAGGTTGGCTCGGAGAATGTTATAAAGCACATTAATAATATGATAAACCCAGTACCAGAACCAGAGGAGAACCCTAATGGACAATTCAGTTGAAGTAAATGACATTATTCTAACGAAGGACGGACAGCAGTTGAGGGTTCTTGCGGTGAGAAGGAACGGGCCGGACATTCAAAGGTTAGAGGGAATTTGTGATACTGACCCAAGCCCCATGAGGACGACTGTTCTTAAAAACAATTTTCAACGGGTGATGAAAAAATCGCCCTGGGTGATTGATGCTAAGACGGGAAAGAAAGTTGATAGGACTACATTACAACCGTGGGAGGCAAAATGATTGAAGGAATTGAAGCCACATACGCAGAGTCGACAAAAGATTTTGCCACACCAAATGATTTAGCAAAGGCATACACTGAATTAAACGCAAGAGCGGCAAGTGGAGACATTAGCTTGGTGGGAGAAGAAGCGAGGAAAGACCCAGCTCTATCCACTTTTAAAAACGTCAACGACTTAGCAAAAAGTTTTATTGAGACAAAGAAACTTGTCGGCACTATTAAACACGCCCCTGCGAAACCGGAAGAGTATAAGTTTACCGCCCTTAAAGACCTTCATGCAGGGCTATCAGCAGAAGGTACGCAGAAGTTTTTGGCTACCCGCCTTCACGCATTGGATATTGATAATGACCGTGCAGACAAGCTACAGCAAGAGATTCTTCTTGGTCTACACAACGGAATGGTTCAGGCAGATAAAGCCCGTGCGGATAAGGCCAAAGAAGTTGAGACCGCCCTTCGTAATGAATGGGCAGACAAGTATGATACTAACAAGGCGAACATTGAGAATGTTTTTAAGCGTCTTGGACTTGATGATTTCGGGAAAGAAATTTCCGGCGACCCCGTAAAGTTAAAGGCTATTCACAAACTTACTTCCTTATTGTCAGAGGACAGCATTGGGAAGTTAGGGGCGAACACAAGTACAAGTGCTGATACAAAAACCAAAGAGGGGGCGAAGAAAGCCCTCGACGAGTTGATGAGCGATATTGTTAAGACAGGAAAGACCCACGCGTTTAATGACGAGAAACATAAAGACCATGTTGCGACTGTGAAGAAGTATCACGAACTAACGGAGGTCGCGTTTGGGTAGAATTAAGACGTGTCTTGTTTTATATAAAAGCAAATTCGTAAAAAAGTACGGATGTAGATTGTCGGATTTATCTAAGAGACTTAAAATTTCTCCTGGAACTTTAAGCGAATGGGATAGACTAGGTTTTGATATATTTGATAAATCTAGACATCTTCATGTGTTTGATGGAAACAGGAGATTGCAAAGATTATGGGGAAACATAAATCATAGATGTAGCAATCCAAATGATAAGAAATATAAATTTTATGGAGGAAGAGGTATAAAAGTTTTTCTTACTAAAGAGGATTTGTTAAACTTATGGGAGAGAGATAAAGCCTGTTTATTAAGAGAACCTTCCATTGATAGAATTGATAGCAATAAGGATTATGAGATTGATAATTGTAGATTTATTGAGATGAATGAAAATAGAACAAGAAGATATTATTTTAAAAATATGTTGACAGTATAAATTTTGAGGTATAAATTTATGAAGGAAGATAAGAATATTGGCACGTTGACAGATTTTGATATTTGTGAGCTTTTCATTAAATGCACCGAAGTCTTCGCACAGACCGCTTCACGTTTAGAAATGGAGCGGAGCGCACCAGTAGCACTTGGCAAAGAATTATGGAAGGAAACAATTAAGACTCTCAAGGAATATCGGGATGGACAATCGTAAGACCCTGAACGATAGGAATTGACCTTAACTTCCTTCAAGGCATATTGGGATTATCTCACCTAAGAGACCCCATTTTAGTTAGCAGACCCTTCACGGATTATCTGCCCAAAAGATAATTTTAAAAGGAGACTAAAATGGGTTCACCAACAGTAGTTCAAATCCAAGAGTACGCAAATACGATTTACCTTTTGGCTCAACAGATGGACACCCGCCTTCGCGGAGCCGTCCGTGTTGATACCAACTGGGTAGGTAATACCAAATTTTATGACCAATATAATCAAGACGTGATGGTGGAGTTAGTCACCCGTTACGCCACGACCCCTGTGCAGTTGCCTGACTTTAGGCGCAGGGCAGTTTCCCCTCGTTACTTCGTGTCGGCCACTTTGGAAGACCCGAAGGATGCCTTGCAGATGATTGTTGACCCTAAGTCAACGATGATGCAAGCGAAGATTGCCGCCGCGAGCCGCACCACAGACGATTTAATTATCGCCGCTATGGGTGGTACTGCCTATACAGGGCAGACGGGTGGCACAGGAGTTTCCTTCCTCGCCGCAAATCAAATCACTTACAATGCGTTTACACCGAACAATGGTATG